CCGGGATCTAATGGTCCAGAATGTTCTGGTCAATGGTGATGATATGTTATTCATGTCTCCACCTGACTTCTTCCCTTTCTTTTTACAATCTGCAACTGATGCTGGTTTTAAACTCTCACAGGGTAAGAACTACTGTAGTCCACATACTTGTATGATGAACTCTCAAGTTTTTACTGTCCGTGGTTCCGAGATTGTCCGGGTAGGTTACTTCAATCAGAAGTTTCTGCGAAAGATCAACCCTGTTCAGGGTGAAGGTTACGCATTACCTACACAGATTACTCGGGAACTAGGGAAGATGATTGATTTATACCCAAAGGTTTCAGCTGCTATCCCTGCAGTTCTTAAACGTTGGAAGAGAAAAGATGATGGCTTTTTTACACCTAATTGGTATCTACCTGTCCATCTTCTTGGATATGGTATGGATCCAAAGTATAAGCCAAGTGGGTATAAGATTACGAAAGTACAACGTTTAGTTGCTGCTTTGTCTGTATCACAACCTAATCTTGCTCTCTACCGTACGAAAGCGTTGTCGATCCCATCTAGGGACCTGACAGGTGCTTTACCGAACTGGAGAATGATAGTATTGCCAGGTCCTTTAGAGCAACATGAGTCCGAATCAATATCAGATGATTGGCTAGCGAAGCTTGCTTATGCAAGTCGGATTAGTCAAACTGATAAGATTGGTTGGACCGAGATTGTCGTTCCTAAGATCAAAGCAAAAAAGGGGCGTTTACAACCAATGTCTTTAGAGACCATTGAGCGTTATCGCCATGTTAGGTTTGTCTCTTCAAACCTACCTTCTTGTCCGCCTTTTAATTTATTACCTCAATATCAGCAAGTCCTTGAAAGACTTTAAACTTCATATGGGGTTTGAGTGTGTTATAGCCCAAAACAGTGGTTCACAAACTTAAGTGGTTGTGATCCTTAATATTTCTGTGCTAATCAAAATGCCAAGAGACTACACGGCGCTTCCGGTGTGACCGGTTACATTCAGATGGATAGTCCCTCTTGTATGTGAGGTATCCCATACTACATGCAATCTATTGACACATGCGTTATAGAAGATCTTGAATTGTCTAATAACCAACATAAAGCTGATCCGGATCAAACCGGCCCTCAGGAGAATGTTGAATTTAATCAATTCCTTAAAGAGAAGATAGCTGCCGGAAAATGGCCTATAATTAAGAACTGGATTATCCAGATGTTAGGGGACCCTGCTCGTGCTTTGACTCGTGTTGCACCTTTTATGATCGTTGACCGTATTCATAACAGATATCCACATATCCCTTTGGATGATGTGAAGATGATCTTGTTAGAACAGATGGTTGAGTATCTACAAAAGTTCAACAAGGCTCCCGGTAAGCCTCAAAAGCCAACTTTGGTTGGTATTGAGACAAATCCTGGTCCTAAAAGCAAGCAGAAGCAATCTCTTCGTGACTCGAATCGTTTGGAGCTTTTAAAGATCCTTGACGAAGAGTTTCGAGTGAAGAAGAACACGGTTCCTTCTAAGAAACCACAAAATAAGTCTAATAAGACGAATCAAGCGTTATCTATCCTTAAAGGGCAATCAGTTTCAGCTCCCGTAGCTATGGGAACTAGAATCTCTACCCAACAGGATAGGATGACAAAGAGGAAAGATGTTACAGTACATACAGGTTCTGAACTTGTTTTAGGCTCTATAGCCGGTTCCACCGGTTTTGGAGTCGCAAACGCTCTCAGTATAAATCCTGGTAACGTGACATTGTTTCCGCGATTGTCTACTTTATCGTCTTTATTTGCTCAATATAGGTTCACTAAATTAGTATTCCGCTACGTTCCTGTTGTTTCAACAGCTACCGCGGGGGATGTTATGATGATTGTCGACCCTGATGCAAGTAATACTCCTCCTACTACTGAGAACCAAGCCGTGGACCATGAAGGTGCCCGTGCCGGTTCAGTTTGGGAGCCATTAGCTTATAACGTTGATGTTTCTACGTTAAATGCAACTCAGCCTTTTCGATATGTTAGAACAGCGTCTATGCCTGGTGATATAAAGACATTTGATGTCGG